CAATCGTCAATACCAATGTTAACGATCGCTATTACAAGTTAGCATGGTTGGGTTTAGCTCCTGAGGACAAGCGAACAATGAAAAGTTTTTATGAACACGTTAAAGTGTATTGTTATGGTGATGACTCTATCTCTGCTATTAAGAGAGAAGCATTGCCATTTTACAATTATACAACCATAGCTGAAAACTTGGCGTTGTATGGCATCAAATTCACAATGGCAGATAAGACTGGCAAAATGTTGGATTGCAAATCTGTGTTGGACTGTACTTTCCTTAAGAACTCTTTTAGAAGGGATGGCATGGTTTATCATGCCTTGATGGACGAGAACACTCTGTATGATATGGTCAATTGGATTAGAGAGTCTGATGATGACTATGCAGCCACCATTGTCAATTGTAATATGTCTCTGATGATGTGGTACCACTACGGTGTTGAACGATTTAATGAGGAGCGAGGGAAAATTCTGAATGCTCTAGGTAAAGCCAACCACCGCTACAGTAATGTGCCGACATTACTCACCTATGATTATTTGGACGATTGTTTTAGAATGGATAAAACCCCTATTGCTGACACAACCGTAGAAACTTCACATGAAGTGAATTTTCACTCAGTCGAACCACCCAAACAGTCATTTCTACGTAGATTAGTGGGTAGAGAAGTCACTGCAGTTGCCCAGGGAAAGGAGGTGGATGCTAGTACATCACATGGAACTGCTGGAGAAGCAGATGATGCAAACACAAAATTAGAGGAAAATGTTGCAAATGCAGTAACTTTCATCGAACAGAAACCATCTATCGATATAGATAAATCGATCGCCATCAATCGTACGGAGGAATTGATGTTTGGCCACTGGTCTATACAGAGAATATTTGGCAAACCACAGAGGGTTGGTACTTACGCATTTGCTACAACTAATGTGCGTAATGACATTCTCAAGAGTGTTAACTTGCCAGAAGTTTTGTATAAGATTGCAGTATGGCGACCAATGATGACAGCTTTTACTTTTATGAAATACCGACCGGTGTTTCGTATCCAACTCAATGGTAATAAGTTCGCAGCTGGAAGATTGATCACCTACGTGTTGCCATTTACTACGACCACCAATAGTTTATTTCCTGCCACAGAAGGAAACACATCAGGTTATACTGGTTTTGATCACGCGTTTTTGGATGCGTCTAGTAATGACACAGTCACCGTAACCGCACCATGGGTGTATCCACGAGATTGGGTGAACATTGCGACCAATAGCAATGGCCCTAATGTTGCTGGTAGATACATCCATGCAGCTAATAGTACGTATAATTGTGGCTTCACACATGCTCTACGTGTCCAGGTTTTGAATCCTTTGAATGTTGGAACTGGATCATCTACCACCATTTATGCAACCGTTTGGCTGCATTTAGAAGATGTGGAATTGTGTGTACCACAGATCAACACTGCGACTTCACAGGGAGGTACACACTCATATATTACCAACAATGTTAATAATTGGGAAAAAGTTGCATCACAAACGCTACCTAGCAATGTCAGAGGTGACGTTTTTGACATGGA